GCACTCTAACTTCTTAAAATCCTAAGAAAGGACTTGAAGAAGCGTAGCTGTTAGATCAGCATCGCGGATTTAGGTTCTCCTACGGTAATTATTCCGTTTGAATTAACTGGTATGTAATGTCAATGCCCGTTGCGGGCAACATTGGGAAAGGCTCACACCCTAACTCTCGATGGTTGATTTGGACCATACTAAGTGATTCGGACGTGAGGTCTCTCTAATTCCTAAGAGAGTAGAATGGGATAGGGTCGGTTCTCCGACTACGAAATGCCCATACGACGATACTATATGCTAGGGTTCACCCTTAAGTGGGTGGGGTTTAGCAGAGTTAGGTCGCCTAAAGGCGGGGTCCTAGTCAATACTTAATTTGTACTACTGGGGATACTGTAATAGGTATCTTATGGTAGGGTGACAAATGTTGGCACTCTTGGTGGATAGTTAGTTTGAAGCCTCAGACGAAACATCCGTCTCCTTGAATAAGGTGGCTGCGGCCCTCGCAAGAGGAAACCGAGTCCAATGATGTTAATAATACTTTAACGCGTGACAATAAAATTATTTATATGTTCGCAACTTGAAGATATATTAGCAGCTGTTGGTGCCATGATCTTGAGAAATCAAGGTCGGCCGTTCCTTACGTTCCTGATTGCTCAGGTTCGTGGACGGTTAGGATATATGCGTCTTGGTTTTGTAAAACCAGCTATCCGTTACATGTCTTGGTGCTCATCCCTGGGCCGATGTCAAGGTTTAAAAGGGTTAGTAATAACTCTTAAAGCTTTGAATACATCATTGGCTCAATCTATAGCAAGAGATTTCGATTCCTTCCCACTAACTCCTAGAGTTAAAAGAGGGATGTTGGGACTTCCTACTATCATTCCCGTTCTTCATAGAAGACGGATTGCTAGTGGGGATATCCTTATTATACGATACTGGTTTACTCTCTTCTCTATTTATAGAGTAATTGAGTTTCCAGGAAAGTTATCGTTTTCTTCAATCACCGATTCAGGTAAGGATCTTTCGAGATTCTTGCCCGACTGGTCTAGATTTTCTAGTCAGTTCTGGAGAAAGCTTGTTAAATTACAAGCGGTAGATGAGGATGACTTAGAGTCTCCTCTTTCCCTACTATCCAGATTTCGAGTTTCACCTTTTCTCATTCCGCGGTCAACACCAACGAATGATTTATATCTGTCTACGTCACCTTTTGGTATAATTCGTACAGCTATAGCCTGGTCCAGATCAGATTTGTATCCTTTCTTTAAAGATTGGCTGCAGATGACCCGAAATACCAGATTCCTCAATTGGTTGGAGGAATTTAGTAAAGTAGCGCCTTCGTTGTTAACGGAGGAGGCATGTAATGTGCCTACTGATATTGGGAAACTAGGTTTAAAAGATGAACCTGCGGGTAAAATCCGTGTATTTGCTATGGTAGACTGTTTCACGCAATGGGCAATGAAGCCATTGCATGATTACCTGTTCAGTATCTTGAAGGTAATCCCTCAAGACGGAACATTCGATCAACTTGCACCGATTAAACTTTTACAGTCTAAAGGGCACAGACGCTTTTGGTCATTAGACCTTAGCTCTGCCACGGATCGATTGCCAATTCTCATTCAAGGTGCTCTCCTGAGTCGGCTGATAACCGCTCATGGTGCTAATCTTTGGATGAGCCTAATGGTAGGACGTAACTATGTATTACCTTCTAGGGCCATGGGTCCTGATCACGAAGGTGATCGATTTATACGTTACGCAGTTGGGCAACCTATGGGTGCTTTAACATCTTGGGCAATGCTTGCGATGACCCATCATGCTATAGTGCAGATGGCAGCAGCATTGTCTGGGCGGACTTCTGGTGATGATTGGTTTGAGGACTATGCTCTCTTAGGAGATGACATAGTGATTGCTGACCGGCTAGTAGCCGATACCTACCTGAAAATTATGGCAGGTTTAGGAGTTGGAATCCAACTTTCTAAGTCTGTCCATGATTCCTCGGGACGAG